CTCTAAAATTTACAAAGTCTTCTAGTGACTGTTTAGCATCATCAGATACTGACCAATCTTTAGCTTGTATATCTTTTTGTATATCTTCTCTATATGCAGCTAACATTCTAGAAATGTGTGCAGTAGAACAAGATAAAGCATTTGATACTTCTTGTTGACTAATGTTTTCGTTAATTAAATCTAGTGCATAACCTTCATCTTTAAACTTATTATATAATGCACCTCTTCTTGTAGTTGCAGACTTAGGTTCATTAACAGATTTTTTAGGAGGTGTATACTCTTCCCCTTTTTGTTTTGCTCTATAAACACGTTGTGATTCTCTTTTGTAGCATCTTTGTGAACAGTATTTAGTTTTACCTGGAGGTAATGGTGCAGCACATTCATCTGCTATACAAACTACATTATTTACCATTTAGTTTTATCAGCCCAGTATGCTGCGGACATTTTGCCCTTCTTAATATTTTTTGCATGCCTGGCTTTAAAAGATTTTTTTCTAGCTTTATCTTTTGCTGACTTAGGGTTTTTACCTGCTCCCGATACACCTTGTTGACCAAATCTAATAAGTTTAAGATTATGTCCTTCTTGTGCTAAAACAACATGTGACTTCTTAGGGTGTTTAGGTGTACGCTTTGGTTTATTAACACCTTTAAGTCCATGTTTTTTAAGTAAAGATTTTTTTCTATTAGCGTGTGACATTACTTACCAACAGCTTTTTGTGCTCGCTTGTGTGCTTGTGAAAATGTAGCACCTCTAAGCATAGAGTTTTTCATATACTGCATATGTTTTTTACTATGATGTTTAGAATGTTTTTTCATAGTTTCTTGTTGTCTTTTAGTCAACTTAGATAAATCTACACCTTTTACTTTCATTTTTTTGTAGCCCTAGACTTTTGTACTTTTTTCAAATCTATTCTTTTACCTTCTTTATAAGCTTTAGCTGTAGCTCGAATCTCACGTGCCACAGAGCTTTTAGAATTTTTTTTATTCTGTAAATACTTAGCAGGTACACCCTTCTCATATTTAACTTTTCTTTTACTTTTTTTTCTTGGCACGACTCTTACCTTTTTTCTTTATGTCATTGTCTTGAGAGTGTCCACCTTTTATAAAACTGTTTACTCTACCCATAGCCCAAGCAGCCATGCTAGCAGACTTACTACCACTAGATAGATAAGCGCCTTGTCCTCTGCGGTAGACTTGCGAAAGCTGACCATAAGTGTATTTAGAATTTGCAGCTTTTTTTTGTAAAGTTGCTTTAGTCTTTGCATTAAGTGGTTTTCTTTTTGGCTTACTCTTCTTCGGCGGCATTTCTTACCTCGTTCATATATTGCATATTAACATTATAGTCAATAACAAACTGTTCTATCAATTCATCAATTTTTTTAACATTAGGTGGTCTTTTAACAATTTGTGAACCACATGCGTCTGATAGGTCCATAGCCCATTGTTTTAGAACATCTCTGTTTCTAAATATATTTTGCATAACTCCACCTCTCTATTTAGTATCTAGTGCCTTTTTTCTTACGCTTAGAACTACTTTTCTTTTTCTTCATTTTTCCGTACATTACGTCTCCTAATAATTTTGTTATACTCTGTACAACCTAGATTAACACACTTTTTCTTTTCAGGTGTAATCTCATATAATGCATTGCATTTCTTGCAATTTATTATTTTCTTCATTCTATAATGTTATTATGGACAAAATACAGGAAAAGGCAATCAATGAAAAAGGTAGAGCAACTGCTTTACAACTAGAGCAACTTATGGCAAGAGTTGACTTTAAATATAATAGACATCAACCTTGTTTAGTATGTAACGAAAAATACAGACATCATATTGACGGACTGCCATGTGTTTCAGATACAGAAAGAAAACAGCTAATCCGTACAGATAGATGGGGTAATATACTTACAAGGGGATGAGCTAGGTTTACCTCCTTTACCTAGCTTTATCCCTCTACAGTCACAGCATCTAAAAGATGAAAACTTACGTTTATCTCTTGCACGAGCCCAGTCGCTCTCAGGTCCTCAATAGGCACTATCATAGAGCGTGAAAAAAAATTTTTATTTTCTGCATCAACTATCTTGTATTTATCTTCAATAATCCAATCCACTATATGTGGTATGAGTGCTGTAGGATTCCAGTAAAGAACTGTGTTGGTTGGGTATATCCAGTAGAAGAGAAAGTCTGGAAATGTTTTAAATGCACACCCAATGGTTTTTTTATCAGGATGTACAATCTGTATCTCTAGTGCTACATTACCTGTAGATTCAGCTAGTGTATCTGTTTTTACTTCTACATACCTAGTGCCTAGTTCGTTATTAAGAATAAAGAAGTCTGCCCCTTTCAACTGTTCTTCTTTACGAGCGTCCCTAACTATAAATTTTATCTTACCTTCATCTGTTGTTTGTGATTCATAATACTTTTTTATTAATGATTCACCCTTCTTACCGATAGTAAGTTGTTCATCGAAATCAAACATTTATCCTCCTGTAACTTGATTTAAAATATTATAATACTATAGTAATTTTAACAAATAGTTTTTTACAACTAAAAGGTTACAGGTAAGAGCTATCGGACGGCAAAAAGCTGACTGCATCTTACACG